AATTACGATAATGCAAAAAGAGTAGATGAATTCTTTAAACAACGTTTGAAAATATATCATAAATTAGATGAAAAAATTAAAACTTGGTACGGAGACCAACAAAGTTATACTGTATTGTTACAAGAATATGGACTTCTAGATATGTTTAAAAGAGATTATTCTAGCAGGTATAAAATATATAATGCAAATGGATTGAAGGTTAAGTTTTTTCAATATGGACGTTATGTTAAAGGCCTAAAAAAAGGTGGCGGCCTAAAAGAAAATCCTACTAATATTTTAATTGATTTTAAAGGTCCGTTGCGTAAGCAACATTTTAACAGACTTTATGAAGATTTAATTAATCGTTAAACACTTGCGTCTTCCATACCAGCAACACGTAATTTAACAACATTAGTAATCTGCCATTGTTTTTGATCAAGTCCTTTTAACAAACCTAACCATTTGTTGCGTAGTAGTGCAAACTCATTGATGATCTTTTCATAGTCAACAACGTCTGCTTCGCCGTCAACATACACTTGTACATCACGACTGGACAATGCACGTTGATAGTTTTCTAGATATTTTTTGAAAAATGAACTACGCAATCTGCGTAGCTCAATATTTAAGTAGTTGAGCATTGCTTCAATTTCTTGAAGCTGATTAAATCTATGTTCAACAATACCGGGCATTTCAGAAGCCGCACGTTCTACATTTCCATAAAGTTTAACTTCTTTTCTTGCAGACTGTAACTCATTTTCAAAAAACTGAATAGCATCAGGTATTTTGTTAATGTCACGTGCAACTTCTGAATACCAACCCATTAATAATTATCCTCAAATTCGTCGTCATCATACAAGTCGCTATCTAAGTCTAGATAATAACTAATTGCATTGTCAAGATAACTATCACTGCCTAAAGCATTTCTTAACGCTTCGTCTGATGTGCCATAGTCGGCTAACATATCAACAAAGCGTTCTGCTAGTACTTCAATTGGTTGTTTTTTATCAAGATATTCTCTAAATAATGTCCATAGATCTACGATTTGACTTTCGTCCATAAACTAATTACTCCTCTACTGGTTCCTCGACAGCTTCATCTACTAGGTCTGCCATCTCCGCGGTATTTACCACAGGGTTAGTTTTTTCATCGTATTCTGACATAATTAGATCCATCTTTTCTGGTTGCATCCATGCTTTACGATAATCAAGATGCTCTTCACCATTAAGATCAATATACTTGAGTCTGTTGCCTTGCTTTTCTAGCAAGCCTTTTTTCTCAAACAGTTCAATAAGACCACTGTAAGGATTCATACCTGTTTCATATGGTATCTTTACCTGTACGCCTTCAAACGGTTTTGCATAACGAGTTTTCATAACTTTACAGCCTGCACGTATACCACGTACTTCTGAAATCTTATTACCTGCTTCGTCTTCTTTAAGTTTCATCTTTTTCATTGCAACAACAATACTTGATGCATAGATAAAACCTTGACCACCACTAATCTTATCATCTGGATCAAACATATCCTGTGATGCATAAGTGTGGTTAGTACATACTAAGCCTACGTTACAACTACCAATCATGTTAACTGTGTTACGAACAAGTGCGGTCAATTGCTTAGGCTTACGACCCATATCACCCTTCATATCACCTTTGTTAAACTGATCAATATCAGTAGGTGTTAGCAACATGCCTAATGAGTCAACTACAAACAATACTTTAGGACGTTCTTCCTCTGGCATTGCTTTGTAATCTGCCATAAACGTTGATACTGTTTTAGCAACATCATCAATCATTGACATGTTTAATTTAAGTAGTTTTTCTTCTGATGTGTCTACATCTAATGCTTGTAGCCACGATTCGTCAAGTGCGTTCTCTGAGTCAATTAATACTACAAAGATGCCTTGATCTTGTGCGTGTTTTACAATGTTACCTGCACAGAAATAACTCTTTCCTGCACCAGATTCACCTGCAAACACTGTAACCTTACCTAGTGGAACACCTTTGTGAAAGTCGCCACTAATAAGATAGTTAAGTGCATATGAGCCTGTGCTGATCCAATCTGTAGGATCATTAAAGCCGCTACTCATACCTGTTATGCTTTTTGTTAAGTCCTTACGGAACTTACTAACATCAAACGATTTAGCCATAGTTTCTCCTTGTTAAAGTTTCCCAGTGCTTTTGAAGTGTTGACAGGTAAACCATGAATCTCTGCTTCGGTTTCGCACTGGGCATTTTTATTTTATTGTGATTGTCTTGCTCTAATCATTGACAAGATATCTTGTGCATCACCACCAGTTGCAGGTGCCGCTTCAGCTGTTGTTGCCGCTGGTGCCGCTTCTGCTACAGGAGCAGCTGGTGCCGCTTCTGGTTCTGGAGTAGGTGTTGGTGTTGGAGCACTTTGACTAGTTGCTGTTGCACTAGTACTTGCTGGCTTTGTTGGATCGCCAGTACGTGCTGACATGCCTGCTGGACGGAAATATTGTCCAAATCGATCCATGTCATATGCTTCACCATCTACAGATGCTTCAAACATTTCTTGCATTACTTTAACTTCAACCTCGCCTGGTTGCTTAGGAAGGAAGTCACTTAGATTAAATAATCCATTAGTGTTAACTGCATTCATCTCTGCATCACCTAGTGGACGCTCTCTACGAGCCCAGTTAGATGTTGAGTAGTCTGCATAACCGCCTTTACTTGTTTTGTTAAGACGGAAGTCTACACCAGCAGTGTAATCTGTTGGCAGTTCTTCCATATCTGGATCCATAAGCGCCTGCTTAATGATTTGGAAGATTTGTGGACCAATAATAAACCTACGAATTGGATTCTCAGGTGTACTATCATCAGCCAAAGGATTATCAGTTACAAATCCTTGGAAGATATATGAACGCTTTTTCCAATACTTACGACCCATGTCTTCTAAACTTGAGTCTTTAAACCAGCCACGTACTTCATTAAGAATGTTACATGTCTCGCCGTACATTTCCATACATGGAACTTGTACTTGTACAGGACGTGAGTCAGTCTGACCTTTAACTCCTGCAAAAGGAAGTTTGATCATCAAACGTTCTGTCCAAAAGAAAGTATTATCTGGATTACCGTCTGGAAGGAAACGTAGAACTGCGTTCTCGCCTTCTTTCATATTCCAAAATGGGTAAATTGCGTTATCGCCTGGTGAGCTAGAATTGCTACCTGTGCGTGTTTCTTGTTCTTTGAGCTTTGCTCGGATTTCAGCTAGTGTTGCCATAGTTATGCCTCCTATATGTTATGCCTATGTGCTTTGTGCCTTATTGTTTGTAGCACAGTTATTATTATATACTGTTTTACAATCAATGTCAAGTGTTTTTTTAAAGAAAATACATAAAAACTTATAACAGGGCTTTATAAGCCTGCTAATCTCATAATATCGTTCTCTTCTTGTGAAATAGTCGGTTCCATTACGTGTCCGTTTTGTTCCGAATCAACCACAATGTCATCTGCTGGTCTAGCAAATTCTTCGAATTTGGCGTATATTGCTTCTATAAATTCTTTAGCAGGATTTATATACTGCTCGCCGTAATCTTTTTCTACTGCTGTAAGTACTGCTGTTTCACCTTTTGGAAACTGTCCAGTTTCTCTATCAAACAATGACAAAACAAACTCTGTTACTGGAATCTTTTGTCCGTCTACGTCCATTTCATCTTCGTCATCGTCTTTTGCTTTCTTTAATGCAGCTGTAAACTTGTTGCCTTCCATAGCATCTGGAATTCCATTGCCGTTAGCATCTTTCCACCATGATCCTGTTTCATCATGTGAATCATGTTCGCATTTGCAATCTGGCTTACAGTTATGCATTTGGCATCCGCAATCTTCGCAATGATATTTTTGGTAGCCTTTCATATAACCTTCAGCAAATTGACCCATTAACGATTCAAATGCTTGTTCGATTGCTTCGTCTTTTTTACCGTATGTAATACAAGGATCTTGACCGCAACCGCAATTTTTTTCTTCTTTTACTTCGTTAGTATTTTCGTCTTGTTTTTTAATTAGGTCAAATAAAGTTGGCTGTGCATCTTTCCATGTCGTGTAGTCGTTTGCATAAGATGAACTATCAATAATAGAATCAAGATATTTGTACATGTCTCTTGGTCTTGCATTTTCAGGATCAATCTTGCCTGACTTCATAGCATCTCTTACTGTTGATATTGCCCATTTTCTTACTTCTTCGTATGTAGCTTTATCTGTTTTTTCTAGATCTTTTAACCACATTTCAACATCGCCTAGTCCTTCGTTAACTTGAGTTTCACCTAGTAAATCTTCAGGACCTAATTCAGTTGCTTTTGTTGCTTCACTTACTAATTTGTAAATGTAAGGGAATACATCTTTTAATTCTTCGTTAAACTGTTTGATAGTTAATTGATCAATCCAGTTCTCTGCTACGTCTGTAGGTACATCTTCTAACACTGGCTTTTCAAAAGATTCAAATGCTTCTTTGTATGCGTTAGGTTTTTGAAGTGTATCAATTGTTTTCTTTACTGTTGTAATACGTTCTTTAACAACATCTACATAACCAGCTAAACTTTCTGCCATTACACTTGAGCGACCCATGTAATTTTTAAATTTGCGTAGTTTGTATAGTTCTTCACTTAGGCTTGTAATATGTTTACCAAAATCATCATATGCAGTTCCGCCTTCTGATACGTGTCTTGCCATTGCTCTTGCACCATTAATGTGCTTAAATGGATATCTAAATCTTTCACCTTGTGGACTGTCAATGTATATGCTTTCAACATGTTGACTTCTGCCCGACGGTAAATCTTGGTTTACTGCTTGACTGTGTTTTAGTACAAGTCTTGCTTCGCCAATATTTTGATAGCTAATCTTGCTCGTACCGTATAGTTTTGCTTCGCTCATTATTTCATCTCCAGGACGGTTTGTTGCTAAGAATTTGTAATCACGTTTATCTAGGTTGCTTTTATTAATATTTCTTGTATCAAAATTTAATAATCTTTTCTTTGCAAACATTCTTAATTCTTTTAAAAAATCATACCATTTACTTTTAGTTACTTCGTCTTGAT